GTTGTGACGTCAAAAATTGTTACTTCCTCGTTGCTCAACATTGGGAAATCTAATGGCATGGTCATTATGGGTGTTTTCTTACCTGCTGACATCTTTGCCACTTCAAATTTGGCCAGTGCCGTTTCCATGTTGTTGGCGAAATCCTTGTCGATAGCGCCTGCTACCTTGATTTTGTAGTCATACGACTTTACTGATTCTGCTAGATAGTCCTTAAACGTGCTCATATGCGATATTTAGTCTTTTTTTAATAGTTTCTTCATTAATTCGTTACGGTCTGATATCACGAATCCATCACTTTCTTCTATAGGACCACCGTCTTTTTGGCCGTCTCGATCCAGTTTCATCTTCTTGAGCTGTAGTTCCACCATCTTGAGCTTCTTGTCTATCTTGCTACCCTTGGCGTCTATGGCGTTCCGGAGGAAGTTGCCAGCAACTTCAAATATACGTCCTGAATAACGCGAGTCCACATTCATGCCCAAATCCATTAGATTCTTGTAGCTCTCTTCTGCTTCTATGGCCAGTTTGTCTAGTTCCAGATCTGACAATTCCCCCAACCCTTTGACCTGCGGTAGTGCGGCCGCTATCTTGTCAAACTCCGCATAGCTCTTCTCTAGGTTCTTCTTGGTCTGTGGATCCAGGTTGTTGCCTGTTATACCACCATTGGCAGTTTCTTTGAGTTTCTTGTCTTTTTCCTTCTTGTCAACTTCCTTGAATGCTTCTTTGACGTTTGGTAAATTTAAAATATCTTCTAATTTCTTTGTCATTGTGTTATTTACTTACGTTTACCGTTATGGAATAATTGTTCTTCTGATATCACCCTGAACTTGATCCTCCTCTGCTTGGCGTAAGCGGAGGCGGCCTCCCATTTGGCCATGTTGATCACAACCTGTTTCTTTTTGGCCTGGCTACGGCCCGCTGATTCCATGGTGGTCTGGCTCATGGGTTTGACTTCCACCATCTCAGCATGTTTACGACCTTCCTTGTCTTGGTACACTATGAAGAAGTCTGGAACGTAAACCGTGTACTTGCCTGTGAAAGGGTGTCGGTAAGGTATCTTTATGGATTCGCTAGCCCACTGATACACGTTTGGATGTTCGTCGCATAATCTCATGAAAGCATGTTCCCAGCTCGACCTGTATGTGGGTGTCTTAGTACCTACATATTTTTCTTGGTTTTTAGGAGTAAATTTCCCTCTAGCAAATCTTGGTAACATTTGATTAATCTATGGAAGTATTGTTGATCCGTCGTCGGCTAAAGTGATAGGACTGTTGTCTATAATATTTCTAGATACAGTCTCTTTCGTAGTCAGTGTTTTCCTCACACCTAACCTGCTCGACTTATACCTGTTGGCATTCAGTATTATGGTTATTAGTTCTGACAGCAGTGCCGGTGAGGCATAAGTCATTTTATCAAGAATCTCTTGTGGTTTTATGTTGTCGATCTTGGCCTGTGATAGTATAGCATATGCCGTTGATTCCGCCGCGGTCCTCGAGAATCCACGTTTAACGAAGAACGCTATTGTGCTGTCATATTCACCCACGTTAAACTGGTACTCTGTCTCGTAGTTTGAGGTTGTCAGTGTCTCGATAGTTTTATCAAGTTCATCCTTCTGTTTGGGTGGTAGGTTTGTGTAGAATTCCGCCATTACACTGTCGCCCTTTCAGTTGCTATCTCCACGTCCAGTGATTGTCGCTCGATCTTTATGTATCCTTCTGTGACCAACTTCCTTATGTCCGTGATGACCTTGTTGCTGTACACATTTTTAACGTTAGTGGACGATCCCGTGTATTCCACATCGGATTCCGCCGCGGTCAACCCTTTGCGTGATCCTATGTCCTTGTAGTAGATCCCCGCGGCTATCTCGTTCCTCACGTTGATGTCATTCAACACAAGGTTGTAGGCCTCGTCCGCCGTCAGGTAGTTCACCGTGTCTTGCGTGGGATTCGAGATCACCGTGTTGTTGGCTTGGTCCTTGTTGTCTGATGTTCCCTTCGCTGATGCTATGGCCACACCCGCGGCCACGGCCGCACCCACTGAGAACTGTGCCACAGGGTTGGTTATGGTGCCCGCCTGTTTGCCTACTTCCAGTATGCCTTCCTTGGCTATGCCTTTGAGTTCCTCCTTGACATCTTTCTTCTTAATTTTTTTAGCGTTGTTGTAAGTGTTGGATGCTGACAGGATCGCGCCTAATATGTTTCCATTGTTTATATTTTTAATTACAGAGCCTATGCCGTCTACCACTCCTCCTGGACCAAATATTGAGTTAGTTCCACCTCCCAGCACAGTGAGAGGACTAGGTGATTTGTCGTAATGTATTGTGGCAAAACCAGGTATATCTGCCTTATTCACTATTCCTGTACCGTATATCACTGTTTCATAAAGAATCTGCATTGTGTTACTCATAACCCCCGCACCGTCTGTTTGGTCTAGATTGTCATGACTGAATGAGCCTATGACAGGATTGATCAATGACATTGATGTGAATCTCTGTTTGTGTAGGCAAAAAATGTCTATACCTTTGAGGTAAGGTTTCTTTCGCTGTTTTGGTGTATCCAGTCCAAACTTTGTGGTAGTTCTTTTATCTCCCCAATCGTAATAATCGTCTTTAGTGTTTGAAATTGTTAGATCGTTATTCATTCCAACTGGGTCTGCTATGTTGTACTCATAATATTTTTTCCAAAAAGCATTAACTGTGTCAGCATGATCGTCGTGAAACGTGATGTTTACTGGTTCGTATGCGATACGTGTAGTGGTATACATCTTCTTGTTGTATTGGGTCTTTTCTTCCATGCTCATGTCGTATTTTGGTAGATCACAACTCTTTACCAACATGTTGAGTTCATACCTCTCGTTGGCATTGAATCCGTTAAAGAAAAGAGTCTCATCCGTGTTGAACACCACGTGGAACAAGAACTTCTGTTTGGGCATCAACTTGTAGTTGTTGTCTATATACAGTCTCGATGCGTGTTGGTAGTCCTTCATTCCAGGAAGACCGTCTTGGAAACCTTGTAGGAAATTGTTAATGCTTGGCATATGCGTATTTATGGCCACAAAAAAAGCGCCATATAAAGGCGCTTTTGATGTTTATAATTGCTTGTTTAATTCTTACTGTCCACCACCAGTACTTAGAGTACCGATAGTCCTCGCAACTGCTGTGCCAATTCCTGTTCCTGTTGGAGTTTGGATGGCATTGTCGTATCTAATCGACATGGTGATTGTCGCTGGTTCTGATGTTGCGTATGCCAACGTGTTGTAGTTCACGTTCTCTACGTAAGCACCGTACAATTCAAATGTTTCTAATACATTTGGTGTGCTCGCTCCGTTACCACCGTCCAGCATCTCAATCCTTGTGGTGAATTTGTAGTCGATACCTGATGCCGCACTCGATTGTTCAAAGAAGTCGAACTGTTTCTGGATCTGTTCACCAACCAGTTTGGTCACTGAGTTGTTAACATCATCCCTTAGTGTGATCGTGATCGGTTCCCAGGTGTGTTTGCCCGCAACGTATACTTTTGAGTTGTACACGTCCAGTGTCACGTTGTCAAAAGTGAGGTTGGGTCTCGTGATGTCTATAACTTGTTTCGTTAGTTCTGATCTCGGTGTTGATACTCCAAAATTCTCCAGGATCGCTCTGAAACGATACTGTAGTTTTGGCATCAATAAGCCCTGTGATGCTGAACTCTGATCGTTTGCTAGTGGTACTGTGAATTTTGATAAAGTTGATATTGCCATCTGTTTCTCCTATTTATTCAAAATTAGTTCCCCAATTTTGCGATTTCTCCTGTGTTTTTGATTCTCAATGGAATGTAAATGAACTCGACTGATTTCACTGGCTCAATCGCTATGTCCACGTACAGTTCGTTCCTGTCGATCCTGGTAGGTGTGTTGTTTGTGTCATCACACACAACTAGGAAGTCGTATAACGCTCTCTGACCAACTAGCTCTAGCAAGAATGACTCGATCGCACCCTTGATCTCATTCCTTGTTAATTCATCGTTTGGTTCAAAGATGAAAGGTTTGGCGATTGCATCCAGTTGTGATCTCAGATACACTGCCAACCTTGAAACGTTGATCCTGTCCAATGCCGAACTTGAAGTTGTCTTGGTCAAGTTACCAAAGTTAACGATGCCCGCTCCTGAGAAGAAGGTGATCGGGTTCACTTTGACTTCATGCATTGAGTCTCTCACTGACTCCGTAACAGATATTGTTTGGAACTCTCCACTTGATGTATCAATGTAACCAACCGATGTGGCGTTGTCCACAACACCTCTCCTTGTGCCCGATGGTGCGAACCATGGGAAAGCGATGTTGTCGTTGTTTGCCAACACTCTCATCATCATGTGTGATGCTGGCACTACGATGGATTTGCCTGTGTTGTCTGTGGTCAAACCGGATGGATAGAACACCCCAAGGTAATCACTCGAGCTCACAAGTCCGTCCTCGCCGTTGTCTGTGGCGGCCGCTGTGTTGTTAGCCCAGTTCTGTATCGCAGTTGACGTGCCCGCCAATCTCATTGGCGTGTCACCTACCACGAACGCTGTGTTGTTCCTGTCTGTGTTCAAGTTGATCATGTTTGAGATCAGTTCTGGATAACCAGGACAAGCGATCACGTTGTAACCTCTTTGGTCTTCTCTGATTGCTTGGTTTGTGTCGATCTCTGATTTAAGTTGTTGTACGATCACTTTCCTCTGTGCTTTCCTTCCGAAAGTGCCAGAACCGTCCGCGTTGTTGCTGGACTTGGTCACCCATCTGTCTGGGTAGTAAGTGCTAACAGATTCATTGTTGTATCTGATGTTACCCAAACCAGTTGATCCACTTCCTGGATACTTGGTTGTAGTGATGTAACTGTTCTTGTACTCCTTGACATTGTAACCAGATCTCCTAGTGTTCCATAACAATATGCCCTGTGGGTAGTTGTCTGGGTTTGGAGCGTCTGGATCTAGGAAATCATCACTCAACAAGTTCTTGATTGTCGATGGTGTTCCCGCCGCGGTTGATGTGCCCGCCGCTTTGTCAGTTGAAGTGTGCCATCTAGCGTCTGCGAAAACTATACCATCCTCTGTGGTCTGGTCCGCTTTGTCAACTGCCACCCATGCCGCACCTGTTGTGGTCACTGCCACTTGGTTCGCTGTGTTGGTTGAACTTAAGGTTGCCGCCGTGTTGTATTTGTAGATTTTTGGATAGTTCTCAAGGTCGCTTGTGTCAATCCATAAGTCGTTGTCAACTAGAGCAGTACCATCTGACTGTGTGGTAGGTGCTGTTGCTGAGAACTGTGGACCATTTGGATCAGTCGAGCTGTAAACTTGAGCGTAGCCTTTCCATGTGGTACCATTGTGTGTCATGATATCCGCTTCATCAATCGAAGTGTCATACCATAATGTTCCGTCTGCTGGCTCATTGGTTGGCGCGCTCGTTGATGCCGTGTAACTCAATCTCTTCCAGTTTGAAGCCATGATACCTGTGTTGGCGCTTGAGTCAAGGCTTTCACCGGTCGGTAGGTCATACAAGTTGTCGATCAGTGTTGAGCTGTTCGCTGTATATGTTCCGTACGCATGTGCAGTTGAGGCGCTGAAGCCCGCATCTGCCAATGGTGTTCCCAATGTGTCAAACATCCTGAAGTCACCACCCAGTGCGTGTGTCATCCTGATCTCACCTGTTGTCAGTTTGGTTGCGCTGACGTTGACCAGTCCAGCGCCGTTTACCGCCGCGATGAAATCATCCGCACCTGTTCCGCTGAGTGTTATCTCAACAGCAGTGGCCAATGCTTCTTGGTTCTTGATCGATTCCTGTATCTTGAACTTGTTTCCACTTGAGAAACTTGGTGAAGTATCATTACTTGTGATAACTGTGGTACCACCCTCGTATCTGAACAACTGGAAGTCACCCACGTTTGGAGTGGTGTCAGCCGCATCGGCCGCCGTCATGCTCTCTTCTGTGATGTTGTATTGTGTGTACAATGAACCAACTGTGAGATTCGCTCCACCGCCAGCGGCGTCTAGGTTATAGATCGCTGAATGGTTTGTGGCGTATAATGGAGATGCTACTGTTGAGAAACTTGCACTAGATGTGCTGTAAAGTTTTGCTACAATGTTGGCACCACTATTAGCAGATGTTGTCTTGAACCATACAGATCCGTTTGGTCTTGGAGTGCTGTCTGCTGTCTTCCATGTAGGCCTGTTAGTGTGTTTGTCTTGCAGGAATTGTGGTCCGTATTTAATACCTGCTGTAATTCCTAATTCAGCAAGTACACCGTTACCTTCCTCAAATCTGATTGTGTTTGAACCACCAGTCGAGTCACCCAGCGCATAACCGTTATGGAATATCTCTAGGTTGCCTGTTGTGCTGTTCACACTTGCTGAAACGTTAGTAACATTGGATCCAATCGCTGTGGCAACGTCTGACAATGCTGTTCCACCAGGTGTGATCGTGATACCGTTCATCACAAAGGTGTTACCACCTGTCACTGTTCTGCCAGAAGCCACTGTCACAACTGGGTGTGATAGATGCCATGCACTTGATCCTACTTGTACCCATGCGTTACTATTATTTTTGTAGTAAATTTTATTTGAAACGTGAGTCGTGTTGATCGCGTAATCACCAATCGTTCCTATAGAAGTCTTTGGTGCACCAGTAGACACCGCGCCAACTAGGTCACTTGTTGAAGTGATCAGTGTAGGAGTGATTGTTGTGAATGATTGATTTGTTGCCGACCATTCGAATATACCATACGTGCTTGATGCAAGGTCAAACCAGTATGTGCCATCCGTTGGTGCCGCTGTTGGAGCCGTAGCACTTCCAGTCAATTCTGCAGTGTCGACATTGGCTCTCAGAACGTATGCTCTGTTGGCAACTCCTAGAAAAGAGTATGCCGCTTGTAAACCCCATTCATTCAATTCATAACCGTGTAATGAATTTCCTGAAGCGTCAGTGTAGAATTTTGGATCGCCAAAAGTCTCTGTTAATTCTCTCTGTGACGAGATCAGGTAAGCAGTGTTGGCGTTAGCCGTTGTTGTTCCTGCCGCTGTGCCATCGCCCGCCCCGTTGGTCTTGTCCTGTGATGATGCTACTATGAAAAGAGGTGTAGTACCCGCATCTGATGGTACGTAAAAACTCTCGTTTATTACTGAAACC